CTCGCGGCTGTAGTCGGCAAGGCAGCGCTGCATGCCGATCGCGCCAACGTACTCACCCAGCGGGGCAAGGACCGAGCGCATGGCGGCGATTTCCATTTCACTGGGATCTGTCATCTGTCCCTCCGTTTTGTTCATGACTTGAGAGAACGCGTTCTGGCAGCGTTGCGAGCAAAACACCCATTTGTCCGAGTAGCGTGTCGGATCGCTGCGAGGCAGCCTGGGGTTGAACCACCCCAGATGCCTGGCCTCTCGTGAACAGACAAAGCACTTCACGCCCGCGCCAGCTCATGGATTTCATGCGCGTCATTGGCCGCGTGCAAAAGCCTTGCAATGGCCAATCTGTTGAACTGGAACGACAACAGCGCCGAGGCCTGATATCGGGTCAGTCCATAGTCAGCGCGCATCGCCTCGGGCAGCAGCGCCAGCTGTTTGAGCGTCGGTGCCTCGTTGAGCCAGCGTCTGGTCTTGTGCGCCGCGTCGGCCGATTCGTGCTCGTTGAGCCAGTCGTCAGCCTTGGCCATGCACAGCGTGCGCTCGCCTACCAGCAACAACTTCGGTCGCCAAGACCTGGCGCCTCCCACGGCGTACCAGCGCCCGTTCAGGAAGAAGACACCGCCCCAGGCATTGAAGCCCGTGGCCATCAAGGCATCATCGGCACCAAACAGATCGCACCAGCGAAAGTTCGAACGCTTGAGCAGATCGATCTCGCACATCTCGAAGTCACTGATCAACTCAGGCTCAACAACGGCCGGTGTGAAGACATGGCCGCACAACGGACACTCCATCACCGCCGCTGGAACCGTACCACCGCACTCGGGGCACTCCTTCGTCGGCGCCTGCCCGTCGTGCGGATGGCCGGCGAGATTGACGTCCTGTTCCAGCGTTCCATGCATCAAGCTGGCGGTGCCGAAGTCCAGCACGATGCAGTCGGTCTTGATCACGTCTGGAAACTCGTCAGGATCCACCGTGCGCAGGCCTCTGCCTATCATCTGAATGAAGGTCGACTTGAAAGAGCTTGGTCGAAGCAGCACAACGCAGCTGATCGGCGTGTAGTCATAACCTTCAGTCAGCACGGCGACATTGACAACGATCTGGGCGCTGCCGCTTTCGAAGTCGTTGAGGCGCGCCTTGCGCACATCGTCCGACAACTCGCCATGAACCAGCACGGCAACCACGCCAGCAGCCTTGAAAGCTTCACAAACACTGTGCCCATGCGCAACCGTCGAGCAAAAGACGATTGACTTTCGCCCCGCCGCCTTGTCCCTCCAGTGCGAGATCACCTGTTCGTTGATGACGGACTTGTTCATGATGGAGGCGACTACTTCCATATCGAAGTCGGTAGCGGTCTGTCGCACCGTCTCCAATTCCTCGCGCGCGCCGACGTCGATGACAAAGGTGTGCGGTGGCACCAGGTGGCCACTGGCAATCATCTCGGCCAGGGTGATCTGGTCAGCCACATTGCTGAAGACCTCGCGCAGTCCTTCTCCGTCACCACGATTCGGTGTAGCCGTCAGGCCGCAGATGGCAGTCTTGGCGTTCCTTGAAAGAACCTTGTCAATGACATGGCGGTAGCTGATTGAGGATGCGTGATGCGCCTCATCGATCACCAGAAGATCGAGCGTCGGGATATTGTCCAGATGCGACTCCCGTGAGAGGGTCTGCACCATGGCAAACGTGGCCCGACCCTGCCAGGACTTCTCATTGGCATCGAACACCGAGGTGCAGAGGCCCGGATTGACGCGCGAGAACTTGGCGCGGTTCTGTCCGGTCAGCTCAGTGCGGTGTGCCAGGATGCAGGCCTTGGCATCAGGTTCCTTGAGCAGGCCGCCAGCCACGGCTGAGAGCATGATCGTTTTGCCTGATCCTGTCGGAGCCACAGCCAGCGTGTTGCCGTGCTTGGTCAGCGCTGCCAGGGTGCGCTTGACCAGCAGGGATTGCCGGGGACGAAGAAGCATGGTCTGTACCCTGCCCTACTGTGCCCAGCTCGGGCGACCTGGAACCGGCGCGCGACCGCTGGCCTGTGCGTAGGCGTTGGGTGCGGGTGGCGCGGGCGTGGTGACGGCACGTGGCGCCCCCATGATCGCTGCGTAGTCCTTGTTGTCCGGCGTGACCGCCGACTTGATGACACTCTTGTCTTCGTCGTTCTGGTCCTTCTCCCAATCAACCTTGCCCAGAAACTCGATGCCGTCCAGATCGGCAAAGCCGCTGATGCGTCGTGCATTCTGTGCTGCCGGACTGTTGTCACCCGGATGCACATTGCGCGCCGAGTTCAGGATCGCCTTGATGAAGGTGCGACCCATATTGCCCCACTCAGGTCCCTTGGGGCTGTACAAGCCAATCAGCGCCCACATCTTGCGCCGGGCGAACGGCCCTTCCATCACAACAAACTCGCAATTGAGGTAGACCGATCCCTTGTTGGCGTTTCGGGTGGCGTAGCCTCCAGTCCAGCCTTGCGAGGCATCGTCATGGCCACCGGGCTTGATCGTCATGCGCACGCGCAGCAGGCTGCCCTTGGGAATCAGGTCGAAGGAGGTTTGTTCGTCGGCAGAGTTGAAATCGAAGTAAGTCATGATCAGGACTCCTGAATGGGGTTAGATGAAGTGGGTTCGGAGCTGGCTGCGCCAAGGGACGCAGGTGGCGCGGCAATCGCCGCAAGAGACGCGGGGCGCGCGAAGTCAAGCCGCTGCGGGGCCGGTCTGGCCGGGCCGGCAATCTTTTGCATGAGGTGCCCGAGGTGCGGCTCCTCGATCGCGTCAAGCCGGCCAGATCTGTCCTTGGCCGGATAACCGAAAGCGTTCAAGGTCTGGCAGACAAAGGCGCGGTAGCTGCTGCCGTCATCACCCTTGACTTCTGCCAGCGTGACAACTTCATCGACGATGCCGGGCAGTTCCAGTCCCGTCTTGGAGCCATCGATCTGCAGCGAGAACACGCGCCGGTTGAAGTCATCGAGCTTCTCGTCAAGGATGCCGACAAACCAGACGTTCTTGCGCCGGGTGTGCTGCAAGTGGGTCAACCAGGCAATCATTTCCTGACCCATCAAGCCATAGGCGCCGCGACTGTCGGGCTTGCCGGTCTTGTCGGAGAATGCCTGCGGCTGCCCCTTGCACCACTGCAGGCACAGGCGACCGGCCACGGTGATCGAGTCAACGAATACAGTCTCATAGGTCTGCAAGGCAACCGGGTCGCCAAAGCGCTGGCACACCGCATCGAAGTGCGCCTGGCTGTAGGGCTGTTCATCGCGCAGCGCCGGATTGGCGCCGCCAATGAACACCGCGAAGTCACGGCACTCGGGCCAGGTGCGCGGGCGAATTGTGTCGCCGGCCCACCCCTCGACCGCAAGGTCACCGGCCTCCAGGTCAAAGAACAGTGTGGCGATCGGATCGAGCGTCCACAACTGGGAGGTCTTGCCGATACCGCTCTTGCCGACCAGCACTCCCTTGATGCCACGCTTTTCTGCCAGGCGCTGATCAGCCGTGATGATGGGCAGGCTCATGATTTGTCTCCTTCAACCAGGGCGAGCCGGAAACCTGGCTTGCCGGTCTTGAGGGTGCGCGCCGGTATGAACGAGTTCTTGAGCGATTCGGGCCAGGCATTGAACTTCGTCTCCGACACGCGGTAGCTGATCTCGATGTACTCGGCCGGGTTGTCGCCATTCGCAGTGATGCGACGGACAAGGTCGGCGAGTTGCTTCTGATCCCAATCGACTTTCTTGGGCAAGTCCGCCGTGATGCGAACATGACCGTCATCAAAGTGCACGACGCCGCTGTCCTTACCCTCGTCCAGGCGCAACCGGCGGGCCCGATCGCCGTACTTCAGATCCAGGGCCCGTTCAATGTGGTCAACGACAGTCTTGCCGGTAGAGAGCCGGTCCGCTGCATCGTTCTTGAGCTGGAACAGCGTTTCGCTGGACTGATTGGCCAAGTCGCCGGCTGGGATGGCGAGAACTTGCTCCGGTGTCAGCCCGCTCATGCTGCACCTCTGAGAGTTGCGCGCTCTGCCGTGCTCTTGCGCAGGCTGTTGGCTTCAAAAGCTTCGACGTCCTCAAAACGGTAAAGCACACGGCCCAAAAGTTTGAGAAATACGGGACCGATACCGTCGCAGCGCCAGCGCTCCAGTGTGGCC